TTAAGTGATACACCATTAAGGCGTACATCTATCTGCGCTCCTGCACTAAATGTAATTGTAGCACCACTATCATCTGTACCTGTAATACTTGTTTCGCCACCTGATGCAGTCTTATAATACTTAGTACGTTGTGCTTCAGTGTTTACTTTAGCTAAACTAAAAATGTCATACACTACGACTTCAAGAATATCGTTAGCTGCCAGTGCAGCAAGGCCTGAAATAGTATTAGTAGTGTTTGTATTGTAGTCTGAGCCAGCAACAAGAAGACTTCCATTAAGATATACGTCTACATATTCACCATCTTCAAACTTTAAACTAATACCGTTGTCATCTGTGCCACTTTTAGAAGTCTCACTGCCAGTAGCTGTATAATAATATCGTTGTCTAACTCCTAGCTTTCCAGGAGACTTTCCTATATAGGGCATTATTCAGCCTCCTGTATAGTTAGTGTGCCAGCATCTACTTGACGCAAAATTTCTGCGTAGTGGCGATTAGTTGGATCAGTTGGAACAAGCATTTCTGTTCCATTAATTTCGGCTATTATACTACTTTGATTTCCATTTATACCGTTTGTATATTGTGCTGATGTAATATCCATTTATAACTCCGCATCTGCCTTATAAGTAAAAAATGCATAACCTGTAGCAGCCGTTGCATTAATTCCTGACTCAAATCCTCTCGCAGTTGCGTTAAAAGCATATAGTGCATTTGCGTTTGAATAAGTCGGATTTGATACGGTGACTGTTGCAGCAGCCCTCATTTCAACAGGAAACTCCATCCATTGAAAAAATTGACCTGAGCCTTCTTGATTTCTTACAATTACAGATGGATTGTTATAATAATATCGTTTGCACTTAGCCAACTCATCCGCATAAGACCGATGTTCAAACGGTGTGGCCTGTTCGCCTACTTCAAGCTGTACGCCTGTAATTTCAAATGTTGCATTTAAAGTGTTTGAAAAAGTTGTAGTACTTACTCCATTAGGTAAACTAACACCTGATGAAGCAAGATTTGCCCAAGCTGAAGCTGTGTCTGAACTTGCCACTCCATCTAAAACAACATGAAATAACCACCCTTGAGTAGTATCTGCACCACTATCTAGTGCCGCAGTATCTGCAGGGATAGAAACACTTATTCTTTCCCATGTATTTGCAGAACTTATAGTAAAAGGTATTCTAATAGCCTGTGCTGTAGAATGTTGATATGCCATTATTTCAACACCGTATGTGGTTGCTATTGACGCTCTTGCGTAAAAACTAAATGTTGATTTAAGAGCAGCTGAAGTACCAACCCCTAACCTATGGGTGTCTCCTTTTTCTAAATAAGTTCCTATACCAACTGATTCACTTGAAGCTGGAACACTACCTTCTGCCGTAGTGCAAGTTACTTTAAGTGCTTTATTTAAACTTGGTTCGCCCGTTACTGTAGCATCTACTTGTTCATGTTTAAACTGAGCATTTGACCAAGTTCCACCTCTACGGTGTGAAAACCTGTCTATAGTAAAAACACCGCCTGAGTTTTGCAGTCCTGTTGTACTCGTTCCCCTCTGAGCAACTCGCATTGCACCATTAATTATAAGATTTTTATTACCTTGTATAGCATTGTCATCTAGTTTATTAGCAGTAAGTTTTGTACCGCTTGCTAACAAATCAGCAAAATTTCTAGCTTGACTCATTTAAGCCTCCTTATGAGTAAGGACTGTCACCAAGTAAATCACTATCCCATGCTGCTTTAAGTTCAGTTATTGTTGTAGCAACTGTAATAGCATTAGCAGCAGGGGCATCTCTCAAGGAATTTTTCCGAGTAACACTAGCTGCTTTAGCGTCTGCATCATCTGCTTCAAGTGCTTTCATATACACTACATCTTCCGCTTCTAATAGTGGTTTACGTACTTCTCTTACTTTATCTTTAAATATTTCTTTAGCTTTGTCAAGGTCTTCGCTAATAACGTTACCATTAAGCACCCATGCGCCACGGAAATGCCGACCCGAAGGTACGGTTACACTAGCAGCATCGGCTTGATTACCATCCTTATCTACAATATAAGTATTTACCATTCTCTTCTCCTATGCAGCAATCTTCCATGAGTTGCGCCATTCTCTCGTTTGAGGCAGTTGTTGTTTTGTACAAATAACCATCTTAGGACAGTTACCTTCGTTATAAGTTTTCCATACGCTATCAGGGCAATCTTTCATAATAAGATATTCAATTGCTTCTTCTTCTGTCATTGGCCCCATTGGTTCTGTTTCATGAAGAAGATATCCACGAGTATGTTTTTTAAAGTCTGGTTGCGCTTCGTCTTTGGCAAGTTCCCAATAAACCCAAACAGGCGGTAAGATACCGCCCTGCAATGCACAAGCCATCCAATTAGGGTCTGGTACAAGTATCTTAGCGCACTCGTCTATGCTGTCTTCGTAGACTACACGGTATTCAGACTGATAGCCTTCTAGGTTTTCTTTTGCCCAGCATAGTCTGTCAAACAGGTGTGTGCCTTGAAACTCTGGTGTTTGCATTATGCTAAGTCTCCCATTATTTGTGGGCAAGTATGGTCAAAGTCATTTGAAGAGCTGCCAGCTCCTACTTGACATACAAAACGAATTGAACCTGTTGCTGGTGTTTTAACCTCAACACCTCTTACTGAATAAGCAGCATTAGCACCACTGTCTAAACGCAGACCAACACTAAAAGAATAATCATTATTACTCATAGCGTTTGTAAAAGTTGTAGTGTAATCACCCGTTCCGTTGTCTGTCGCAGACGTACAATTAAAACTGTCTCTAAATGTTGTTCCAGAGCCAGAATAGTTAGCCCAAACCTTCGCACTACCATCCACAACGTAGTTTGTGGAAATAGACCCTGCGGTGCTGTGTTCCAGCGTATCTGCTACAATCTTTCCAGCCATTATGCTAAATCTCCGTGTACCGAATTATATGTTTGGGTTGAATCTATTAAAGTTCCGCTTGTATTTCTAATTCTCTGATAGTGACCGCCTGTACCACTGCCAAAAACTTCTCCATCACCATAAGTACCATTTGACCCCATATATATACCTGTTTCACTTGTAGCTATAACGTTTGTATAATTTATAAACTGATTTCCAGTGCCAATGTCTGAAACGCTTGATACATTAAATGATTGCTTAATATTATTATTAGTAAGGTCGTGATTGATTCCTACTACTGCCAAGCCATCTTGCAACTTCATAGTTACAGAACCTTCAGTAACGTCTACATCACCAGCAGAAGTCTTGCCAGTGAGTTTGTTTGTAATAATCTCACTCATGCCAAATCTCCATGCACTTGGTCCATACAAATTGACCAATCATGTTCATTAGTAGTTCTAAATCCTCTACGAACAGAATAACCGCCAGCCGTAATAGTGTAAAAACGTGTCCAAGTTTCATCACTGGCAGAGTTGTTTGTAGCCATACCATTCAAAGAGTAAGCGGTAGATGCACCAGACATATTTGAGGTAAATGCTAGAGTGCTATCCCCAGTATTTATGTCAATAAAACTTGAGTAGTTAAAGCTTGAAGAAATTGAGTTGCTTGTATGGTCAGCATTACACCATGCCTTTGCCGCACTCTGCTTCGTCAGCGTAGCCGCACCGCCACTGGTGTTCTGTATTGTATCTGCTTTGATTGTACTCATGCTACCACCAAAGTCGCACCAGTACTAACTGTAATGGTGACTCCTGTTGCTAGGGTTAAAGGACCAGCACAAATTGCATTGTTATTAGTTGCTATAGTTACACTAGTATCTAACTGTTTTTCATGAGATCTTATAATATCACCAAGACCATTCGTAGTGTCTCCACTATTTCCATTTTCACCTTGAAAGTAACCAGCACCTAGTTGGCCTGATATTCCTTCGGCAGGTATTTTGCTAAGTGCCATGTCAGTCTCCTATCCTATCTTTGCCCAAGTAGCCCAAGTATATCGCTGTGAACCAGTGCCATTGTAAAAATTATCACCAGCATCTGCTTCAATATGGCACTCATCCCCTGCGGCACAATTAAATGTAAATGAAGTGTGTTGAGTCTCACTGTCAAGCGTATAATTTAAAGCAAGTTGTGTATCGTTTTGATGCCAAGAAGTCTGAAAAGGCCCAGTGTTAGAATGTAATGCAACTTGCAACATATACAAACCAGCGACAGGGGCTTGAAACTTATAGGTAGATGTATTCAACAAAGATGCAGTGCCTGAAATAACAG